CTAAAGATGAATTCCTTCCTGCAAAACGTAATTAACGAATTTGTCGATAACATGGTCCCAGTCCACAAGCAGTACACACTACGTCCCGTTAGTGTCGAGACGGTTTACAAGAACCAATCCCGACCTACACAACAGAGGACGTTAGACCTTGCTTGCACGATCGGACCAAACGGCAATACGTCAGTTTCAGCATTTCAAAAGAATGAAGTCGCAGGAAAATTCACTGATCCGCGAAACATCTCCACAATACCGCCGAAAACGAAATTAGCATACTCACAGTTTTACTACTCAATGAGTGCTCATTTGAAAACGTTACCATGGTATACATTTGGCAAGACGCCAAGAGCTGTTAGCGAGAGAGTAGCAGAGATATGCAGAAGAAGCACATCTATGTCTGCTGGCGACTTCAGTCGCATGGACGCACGAGTATCATCGATCGGAAGGTTGATTACCGAATCAGTCATGTTAGCGTTATTCCCAAAATTCCTACATGAACAACTGAACGACCTGATGAAACTCCAAACTTATGCCACGTGTTACACCACTCATGGAGTGAAGTATAACTCTGGCACCACACGCCTATCTGGGTCCCCTGAAACATCAGGGAACAACACAATGGAGAACGCTTTCGTTGCATACCTTGCATACCGAAGAACTCGCAAATCCGACACAGGTGCCTTCTACACTAAAGAAGAAGCATGGGAAATGTTGGCAACACATTGCGAATTCGGTGGCGACGATAGCTTAATGGGGGACATGGTCCCGGCCTCATACGCCGCCGCTGCAAAAGACATAGGTCACGTTGTCAAATGTGACGTCTTTAACAGAGGCGATCCAGGCGTAAATTTTCTAGCACGCATTTTCGGACCAAACGTTTGGTATGGTGACCCCAATAACATGTGTAACCTACTTAGGCAACTAACGAAGTTTCACACTAGTACGGACACCAAGGCGAACCCAGCCTCCAAATTTACCGAGAAAGCGATATCAAATGTGCTCACCGATCCCAACACACCGATTCTCAGTCGGTATATAAAATTATGGCTTGAATTGAACAAAGTCAAGATCCCTAAGAAGATAGCGGAACCAGGAGTCGATACCTCATGGTGGTCCGCCAATTTTTCAATGAGTGAACAATTCATCAACATCGAAGCTGATTGGATGTATGACGTGGCAGAAGAGCAGATACCTGGTTTTAACTGGGACCTTTTCATGTCATGGCATCCCAAAACACCCGAGGAGATGCTCAATGCACCCTCATTTTCAGAACCAGTTGAAGTTCCTCTTCCCGACTTTGATCTTACTGCCGACTATGGCAGCCACGCACAAGCCATCTACGCCGAGGTCCCTAAGGATATTCCTACTCCTAGTAAACCTCCAGGCGATGATACCGAACCGTCTCCGGACAGCAGCAGCAGGCCCCCACCTTCCGATCCATTGCAGCAAGAATGGTCAACACCTTTTTGGGATTGGAAACCTGCTGTCTCATCCGATACAGAGACAGATGAAGAATTCGTCTTCAGAGACGATCCACCTCGCAAACCCTATTTTTGTTTCCCCTCACAGTCGGACGATGGTCGTCAGACGGCGGGGTTAGGCTCTGCAGCCCGAATTTATTCGGCCCGTAATACCGCAGGGGTAAGTCGAAGCATTGCGTCTTCGCAGCCCATCTTAAACTATGACGAGAAGCAAGAAAAAGACGAGAAGGATAACACTTCATCCACAATGGACTCTAAACGACAAGATCCGCCGATAATTAGGATATTTCCATCCAAAGCACGGCAAAACAACACTACACCTGGCAAGAAGCCAGCTAAACGAACGCATGGACAGCGTAAGGTCAGACGCAAAGTTCCAATACGCACGGCGGGGGCTAACACCACCGACCCGCCACCGGCATCACAGCAGGTGCGCGCTAGAGAAGAATCTAAATACGTAGATGCTATCCGGCGCGCATCCTCTGGGGTGTCGGGATAGAAATGGTCGAACCGGACGGTGCTTTTGTAGTGGGCACCGACCGTTTAACAACAGAGAACGATTAAATCCAC